GATCTGCACCAACTTTGTGGTTTTCATAGCTTTGGATGTCGAAGATGGATTTCTAGCATCCTCGTTTGCAGAAGCGCCAGATCCAGGTGTCGATGGTTTCTTTGCAGAAATCTGTGCAGCAAAGTCCTTTGCTTCAGGAATTGAAGAGGCATTGACGCCATTTCCTTCACCAGGAGATGCAGGATTGGGAACAAAAGGTGTGGCAGGAAGTCCGCCTCCACCGGTCTTGACATCATTGTAATTGGGAGGACCACCACCCTGAGCAACATTGCTAGCACCTGCTCCGGTAAAGTCTAGACTGTAATTCTCAGAAAATCCATAGTACCCATCAGATCCTGCAACCGAACCATTGACGACATTATCCAAATACCACTGCTTCAAACCTTCTGCTGTCAGTTTTATGGCACCTTGATTAGGAACATTTGATTCAGCTTGTGAATAAAGTGGGCTCGAAGAAAAGATTCCTTTCAGATTTTGCTCATTTCTCGTGCCCAATGGTTTTCCATTGATAGGATCTGCTACAATTGTTTGAAAATTCATTTTTGGCATGGCTATCCTCCACTGAGCATGAAAATTTATTAGCTACGTCTAATCTTTCTAGCAATCTTTGCCTTGGCCTCCTGGATCTTAGCCAGCTTGGCACGTAGGCGGCGCTCGTGAATGTCCAGTGCCTTCATGTAATCAACCTTGTTCTCAAGGTGATCTGCATATCCAGCCTCGGGATCAATCTCTTCGGGTTTGACATCAGATGGATGATCCTCGTCAAAGTAATATGCCTCTGACTGCAACTTACGGGCTTCCTGAACAATAATCTTCTTCAGAATCTCTGGGGTGATCTTTCTAACTCTCTGTGCCATGGTAATCTCCTATGTCGTCATTCGACTGAATGTAAGTATGATGTACTAGAAAATGTTTCACTAACCGATATTTTTCTTTGGAGCAAATGCCGCAGCCGCCCAATTTTTGCTAGCACCACCAAAAATCGAACTGATATCGAGGCCAGGATCTCCTGATGATGTACTCATGTCGTCAAAATCATCAGATTGTGCACTCATTTGAGATCTGACATTTTGTGGAATTCTGTCATTTTGTATCTGTTCTTTGAGTGTGGTTTGGGCGGTGTGTGAAAGAACTTTACGAAGAACGGGGTCATTTGTGACAAATGACACAGAGTCTGCAACTTCCTTTTTACGAAGTTGCATTCTTCTGGCATGTTCTTTCTCTTCAACAAGCTTTTGAGCTTGCACTTTTTTCTGCTTCACTTCATTGAGACTTTCACCAAGACCGTCTGTCAAAATTTCCAGCAGACACTCTTTGATGATTGACTTCAGCTCATTCTTGGTCATTATCCTACTCCTGCAACTCCATTAGAACCTGTCATTACAAAGAACTGATTTTGAGGAACATTAGTGAGACCTGCTATCAATGTGAAGCTAGTTGGACTTCCACCGTGTTGCCTGAACCAAACTTGATTGCATTTTAGTTCGAGTCTTCCAGTAGTTTGCCCACCTGACAAAATGAAATAGTTGGCATTTGGATTAGAAGAAACACCATTGTTTGTGAATCCAATTCTTAATGTATCCGCTGCCGTGCTATCCGTATTGAAAACCTCTATCCATCTTGTAACAAATGGAAAAGATACGGAAATTGGTGAAGTTCCAACTTCATTAGTTGCTGAACTTGTAACAAAAGGAACACCAGAAGCCTGATATTCTGACACCATTCCGTGGTGTGGTGATGGCCAGTTTGACATTGATTACTCCCAATCTAGTATTTCGTTGAAAATGCGATCGACTCTGTCAGATTTATTGAGATGTCTGCTATTTCCACGTTTGAGTTCCTTACCTTCACGCATCATGAATGCATTCGGTGTTGATGGTTCAGAAACGAAATCCCAGCAAACTAACTGAAAATCGTCCTGAACCACATCGTAATCGCCTTCGCGTTTGGTGGAACCAACACCACGAGAACTGATGCCTAGCGTGACACCTGTTTCTACCAGTGATTGTAGAATCTTGCCTGATGGTGTATCCAACAACTCCACGGTACCGTAACAGGTCTTTCCATCCATGTAGGCTTCACGAACAATGTGAGAAGCATTCTTCAGTTCCACAACCGAAGTGTCAGGGTGGTCGCACTCACCGAGAGCGCGGTTCTCCTTGATGAACTTCTGGTAGTTGCGAACTTCTCTCTCCAGAATTGTTTGCGGATAGATGCGTCCGTTCTGGTTCAAGGTATCCGCCTTTTGCAGAATACCTTTCATTACGATCTTGCCACCGTTCTTCTCCTTGATTTCCTTGATGATCTCAGGAGTGTACTCAAATTTCATCCATTCAGTTAGCAGTTTCTTATCACTCATCGTCCCCTCCTTTTAGCTCAGAGACCAACTCGATGAGCTGCAGTGTTCTACTCAATTTTTTGTCTTCGCTCTCTGTTCTGAAAGATTCGACATTTGTAATGACTCTATCGATCTTTTCAAGAAGAACACGATTTTGGCAGGTCTTCTTGAATTCATTCAAAGAATTGATTGCCTCATCCTGCGCAGCATTGAGTTCATTACCCAAAGAACCCTTGCCCTTTATCAAGGCATTTTCCACCACTCGGCGTTGGGCAGGCAACAGTTCCTTACCATACTTCTCTTGGAATTTCTTCAACATTACTCGGTAGACTAGAGGATCCACAGATTCCTGCTGAATTTCTGCCTCGGCAGGTCGAGCAATCCATTCTGCCAAATTGTGTTCGTACTTTGCAGATTCAGTAATCTCTAGAATTCTAGAACCGCGCCAGGAATCCAGAAGTGACTGGACAGTTGCGTACAATTTGTAGTTTGGAACTCGAATGTCGTAGAACTTTTCCTCAGAAAGGGTGTGATTGATCGCCTTGATCAGAGCAGATTTCTCCTCACTGAGCTTCTGTTTGTTGTGCTTAGATGCGGCGTTCCTCGCTTCGTTGATTACACGATTTGCCAATCCAACATCACCCATCGGTGCGTTTACCAAGGCATTGAAAAGCTTGAACTCTCTGTGAAGTTCAGTTCCCGCCTTGAAATGTTTGGTGATGATGGAAATTGCTTTAGTAGCCGAATCGTTATCGTTCTGAATAATAGCACTGCCGACGTACCGAACCAACTGTTCGTGTATGACACCGACGTTGCGTTTCTTGTTATGCTTCGTCATTTGGGTCCTCTTCAAATCCGACTGCCAGATCCTCTGACAGTAAAGTCTTTCTATTTCTATTTATCTTCCCACCTAGGCTTCCTATCATTTTCTCAAAGTCACGTGTCAATTTTGCAGGTGCCTGTGTGTAACGCCTTTCCTTCTCTTCCTTGAAATTGAAGAGAAAATCCTCATCAAAAGGTTTATTTGATGTGTCCTGTGGGCGAGCATAGTCACCCACCGAAGTCATCTTGGCAAAATCAGGCATGTGTGTGGTTCCAGGACCATCAGTTACTGTGCGACTTGGTTTAATAGGACCGCCAAATACATTCATCAGTTTATGCTGAGCTTTTACAGGAGCATCTTCATCATCAATTGATAGAGTGATGTCATCATAATCAAATTCTTGATCTTCATCTGTCAATGGTTCTTTAGGATCTTTCTTTGATGGAAGGGCGGTCAAAAGTTTATCATCATCCTTCTTGTCACCTGAGAAGAGGCCTCCTGCTTCTCCGCCACCTGCGGCAGCCGTATCACCTCCTGCAGCAGCAGCACCAGCATCACCACCAGCTGCCGCTCCACCGCCCGATGCCCCCGCTGCCTCTACATCGGCATCTTCTTTCTTGTCAGCCTTCTTTCCTTCCTTAATTTGTTCAATCTCTTCGTTCGTAAGTCCAATGATGTTTTTACGAATCCAAGTGCGGTCAACAACACCTTCTGGGGCTTTACCAGCAATGTCAAACTTAGTAGCAATCAACTGAAGTTTCTGTTGCTGCGCAGTGGAAGATGGATTTGTGAGATTCAATGTGAAATCAATCAGATCCTCACCCTCGAAACCGTGGCAGTAGAGATGAATCATTGCCAGCTTATTGAGCTCGGCAATGATTGTTTTCTGAATGCGATGAATTGTACGAGAGAATCTAATGTCCTCCTGTGCCAGAGTTGCCTTGGCACCTGTCTCCTCATCATATCCAAGATAAGCCTTTGGAATTTTCAGTGCAGCAAACAATTTCTTCTGAATGTACTGTACATCCTCAATTGCCGCTGTATTTTGGCCGCCAGCCAACGTATCAATCTTCGTGCCTGTTTCACCACCACGGACTGGTAGAAAGTAATCCTCATCCACTGAGAGAGGATTGTAGCGCAAATCTACTTTTCCGTTATTCTTGTCAATAACCTGATTACGCTTCAGATTTGTTTGTGCCTGTTCCATGTAGTCAGCTACATTTTCAGGAGGTGTATTACCGATGTCGATGTAGAACACACGGCGTTCAGGTGCACGAATGACGCGGTAAACCAACATTGCGTCTTCCATCATGATCAGCTGTCGCCAGATTCTGCGTGCAGATTCTAGAACAGATGAACCGTAAGGAAGGAATGCGTCGTTTCCTAGTAGACGAAAGTGTGAGATCTGCCAGTTTTCCAGCGTCTGATTACCGTTGGTAATCCACCTGAAACGACATGCTGAAGGATCTGAAGGATCAAATCCTTCCTCACGCTCCATTTCAGTAATTGAGATGGGATACGCATTAATGACACCGTACTCAGGAGAGATGTCGTTGAAGAGAAAAAAGTCTCCGTACTTCACCAGGTTACGAACCCACATCACCAGATTGAAGTCCACATTCAGGGTATCGTAGAAAAGTTCTTCCAGAGTTTCCTGAATCTTCTTGTTTTCTGAGTGAATGTGAAGAACTCTGCCTTTGTCGTCAGATGACACTGTTTCTTCTGCATAAATGTCAAGGGCAGAAGCAATCTCAGGAGTTGATTCCATTTCTGAGAAATCTGAGTACCTTGACATTCTGTCAAAAGCACCGTAGGCGCTTAGCGTACTGTTGTAGACATCGCTATGTGCCTTGCGAAATACTTCCAGCGCAGAACTTGCACCTTGCTGACGAAAATCTTTGACCTTGCGACGGACAATAGGTCCCGAGCGGAACAACCGCGTCAGTCGTGTAAAGAGTGAACCTTTGTTATTGGGATCTGCCATGTTTCACATCATAATCAGAAGTAAGTATCTGGAAACTATCTTATTACAAAACCCAGTCGTGCTCTTCCAGGGGACCTGTGTTTCTTTGCATTGCTATCACGTGATCAGGAACTGGGCTGAAAGGTTTTTTATGAACAGATGGATCGACGTATTTTTCCATTGCGCCTCGACCCCTTGAATTTACACCAAACGCAGCCAACATTGCCTGTTCGATCGTCAAACCACTTTTCGGTTCTTCGTGTTTCTTTCCATCGTAAAGCCAACAGCCGATGGCTAGGGACATTACAAGGTCATCATTCTTTCCTTTCAAAGCACGAAGTTTTCCATTGACATCCACGAAAGTTTTGAACTCATCAAACAGTCGAGAAGAACGCAATCGAATCAGGTCATTTCTGATCCACTCTTCCATTCGAGTCAGAGATTTTTCTTTGGTGTTGCCCTGAGTTGAGAAACCTACTTTGCTAGCGCTTACATTTCCACCATACTGGGCATCATACTTGTCTTTAGAATTTCTAAAGTAAAGATTCGTGTAACCTAGATCGATTAGTTTTTGACTTGTTGCCCAACCGAATGTGTTCTGCTCGGGGCACAATAAGGCATCATTGTATTTTCTGCCAACTTCTGCTAGCAGTTCACCAAATTTATCAGGTGGAATTTTACCCTTGAACTCTGCAACCTGCTCCGATGTGGTGGTGTCAATCACCTGAAATGCCGAAAAGTCAGTCGAATCGCCACGAGCAACATCGGCAGAAACTACATACTGGTGCTCAGGTTGAACGAACTTCCAAACCCAAATTGCTCGATCTGGTCCCCAGGCATCAATTGGATTCTCTATCTGAATCCTCATCTTATCCATTAGCTCTGCGGCAATGAATGTATCACCTGATGACACAAAGTCACAAAGCAATTCCTGCGCAATTTGTTTGGGTGACATGTTAGTAGTTTCATTGTCAAACCAGTTCTGATCTCGCTCGGGATGCACATCCCACATCAACTTGATGGGATTGAAGATGTTCTTCTTTGCTTCTGCTCCCATGTACAGGTCATAGTACTGTCCGCCCATGCCGTTCGGCGTGGAGAGAATGATTGCTCGACCACCGGTTGACAACGTAGGATATAGACCAGTCCAGAGTTCCTGAAAGTTTCTAATCCAAGCCGCTTCGTCAATGATCAAAAGAGACAGCGCTTCAGAACGACCTGCATCCTCAGACGTCGCAATTGACTTGACAGATGATCCATTGCTGAATTCTACCCATGTTTTTGTGCTAGTTTTTATGTCTGGAAGAATCAACCAAGATGGAAGAGCAGAAATTGCAGTCTTCACTTTCTTCACAATGTTCTGCGCAACAGCTTGCTTGGTAGCAATGATCAGAATGTTCTTGTCACGATGAAATAGGGCCATCCAGACTGCGTACATGGCTGTCACGGTTGAAAGACCCAGCTGTCGTGATTTCAGAACGATGTTGAAACGGTGAGCGTTGAAGTCAGTTACACAATCGTCCTGAAATGGGTAAGTCTTGAAAGGAATCAGCCCTCTGGTGGGGTGCTGAATCTTGCAATACTTGTTCATGAAGTAGGAAGGCTCTTTACCACATCGGATAATTTCCTTGACCTGCGTTTCCTTGTTGGGTGCAGCAGCCATTCATTACTCGATTGTGAAGTTTCTGTTGTATCTGTAGTACGCTACCTTACGAGGAGAACGTGCGGTAGATTGAATTAGTTCTACATCATCCATGCCACCATTATCGGTAGTTTTCAATGCTCGGCCAGCACCATCCTTGAATGCAGACTTCACTTCGGACAGGTAAGCATCAATGCGCTGGGTGGCTTCCGCTACGCATCTCTGCACCTGATCACCGAGTCCTCTTTCGGAAGCGAAATGGACGATGGTTGTGTATTTCATTGTCATGACATCACCGGCCAGCTGGGTTTTAATTGACCAGGTGCCATCTGGGCTGGATGACCTGCCGTAAGAATTGTCGATAATCTGTCCCAGCACATTGGTTTCATTGAAATTCATCTTTTTTCTCCAACTTCGGTCGCCAACCCTTTTCCCAGGCATTAGCATTCGGATAGTAGTAAGTATCTACACATTCGGTGCAGGCATCATATTTTCTACCTGTTTCATAGTCTTCTTTATCTCTGAGTAAGTATCCGCATACAGAGCAGCTGTGATTGACTCGTTTTGACTTATCCCACCATAACTGCGGTGAAGATGTATTAATCGAACTGGACATGTGCGTCAATTCCCTTGTTGTCGATCTCAATCACGTTGTCAACCACATCCTTGATGCCGTCCACATGTGAGATAATGATAATCGACTTGAAATGTTTCGTTAACTCACGTAACAATGAGGCGCAGGCTTCCAAATTCTTTCCGTCCAGGGCACCAAATCCTTCGTCCACAATGAAGATGTCTGACTTTGGCAAGCTGGAGACGTTAGTCAGTGCGGCGCGAATTGCAATTGATGACATCATCTTTTCCATACCTGAACCACACTCAACAATACGACGTGAATCGCCATAGTTGATAAACACTTCCATGTCGTTGGTTTCCTCATCGGATTCCAGCTCAACAGTGAAACCAGTAGGTGCCTGAAGAATGTTGGAAAGCTCGGCATTGATGACTGGGAGGCGCTTGCGAACGATGCTTAGCGGAATGCCATCCTTTGACAGGGCCTTGCTGAGGTGCTTTAGAGCGCGATGCTTCAATGAACGAGCCTCAAAGTCCTCCTTTTCACGCTGGGTTTGCAACAATTTTGCATTTCCTGTTCCAATCTTTTCACTGAGAACTGATAGTTCTGACTCGGTTTCCTTGATCTGCTTTTCCAAGTCACGCTTCTTTTCGACCAACTTCTCACGCTCGTCGTGAATTGATTCGTCGCAGACGTTGGCCTTCATTGTATCTAGCTTCTTGACCTCGTTGGAAAGAAGTGACTTTGACGCCTGTTGTTGTGACTCTGACTTGGAGCGAGAGAGTTCCAGCTTTCCAATTTCCAGCTCAAGTGCCTGAACTTTCTGTTGAACAGTGTCAAATTCCTTCAATTTGTCATCAATTGATTCCTTTAGCAGAGAGTTGTGGCTCTTCTGAAGCACAGAAATCTGATTTTTCAGGTCAGAGAATTCTTCCTGCTTCTTTTCCAGAGTAGTCCTGGCATTCTTGGCATTGGCGATGTACTTGCAGGAAGGAAACTTGTCCTCGCAAGGAACGTCTGATAGGTTCTTCACCTGTACCTTGTCTCTGTCTATCTCATCCTTTCTTTTTTCCAGAGTGAGTTGGTGCTTCTCGATGAGCACCGTGTCGGTCCAGCCGAGCTTGGCGAGGTGGTATGCGGTGGAGCAGCCGACGATGCCGCCGCCGATCACCACGACACGTGCAGAGGAGGGGAGAGCGGTCACCTTCGGATTACTCTCAGAGCAACCCATACAGTTAGAGATCTAGAGCGGCTCGTTGAACTACTAGCGCGAGAGATAGAACTCTTTAGATCAATTGATTGAACTTAAGACTATCTT